TTCTCTAGCGTCCCAGAAAGCTCCTATAGCCTTGCTTAGGTCTTGTAACTCTTGTCCTTTATGAACGGCTTTTTTAATAAAGTTAAATGCCTGATTAGCTGCCGCCACTGCTGCTACTATTTCTGCTGGCATTCTCCACGCCTCCAATGGTCATAATTAGTACGAAAACGTGAACCATTCATATTATTCTTCGGTTGGATCAGCCCAATTTGGATTTAAAACCCATTTGTTTTCAGATGTTTCGTCATACAAATATTTCTGAATATTTTGCGCTGGATTATTTGGCGGCTTTGGATATTCATCGCTATGATGATTCATTTCAGGAAAAAGCGGATGAAGAGGCAAGTCTCTTAAACTGGCCCGATATAATCTCCACTCTTCTTTTTGTGGAATATTCCAATCAGTAACCGAATGCGTCCAATCGCAACGAGACAAAAGAATATCTCTTATTTTTCTTGACTCTGCTGCTCTTTCTTCAGTTCGTGATTGCATTTCAATATCACTAAGCATTATTACGAACTCCTAAATTTTATTCGGGCATATGAATTAGTAGCAATTTGATAGCCAGTTGTACCAATGCAGTTACTTTGAGCCGCAGTTGATGGGTCTGTAAATTTATAGATATGTCCATATTGCGTAATGGTATAAGTGTTGCCATCATAAGAATTATAATTTATAGCGTAAGCCTGTATATTTAACGCTGAACCATTTTGGCTGAAAGCTGAGTTAGTTATCCAAGAATTGCTTGCAAAAGGCTTATAATAAATTGTTGAATTTTTTGTCCACATCAAATGAGTTGTGTTCATAGCGATCTGATACCCGTGATCGTATGAATCTCCGGACGTTGAATTTATATAACTTAATGCTCCGTTTACAGTAGAACTTTGACGATACCAAAGCTGACGAGTATCTCCACACATCATTGCAATTCTGTATGTGGTTGTGTCTGGATCATAGTTGTAACAAAATCGCCATTTACTGTACGGTTGAAACGCTTGTGTTCCTTCACCGTGATAGCTAATGCTCGTAGTACCTGACGCAACACTTAAAAAGTGTGGCGTAGAAGTACCATTTTCAGCAACTATATACATAACGTTGGCTGGTTGTATAAATTCCATCCAACAAACCCTACCATTACTGCTTCCGCTATTTATATTACGCTCTATCTGGGTTCCTTCAATATCTCCACTACTAGGATCATAGTAAGCAAGTTTAACTTTACTGGCAGTTGAGCCGTCTCCTCCAACCCAAATTCTTCCATTTGACTCATCAATAGCAAAAGGTGCGTCATATTGATTTCTTGCCGTTAGATTGCCCGTCCATGTAGCTGCATACATTCGGCGAAAAGTAGTAAATATTGCCCAAGTAATTCCATCAACACTTGACCAGATAGCTAAATCATTCGCGCTTGATGCGCCATTCCATCCGTAACCTGCTGCAAACCAACGTTTATAATAAGTTGAATATATAGCACCAAATGGCGCTGTTATATCTGTTGAGCTGGTTCCAAGTTCTCTTCCTACGCCCGCATATCCCTGTGGGTTATCATCGGCTAATGACGCTCCGCTTAGGGATATAAGAGATGTTGCGCTTGTGTTTGTTAAAACCAAACCTCCAGCATCTATTGCTCCAACTGCTGGGTTTTGCGCTAATGTATCCCAAGACGCATTAGTTCCATCAGTTGTCAAATATTTGTCAGCATTTCCAGTTTGGCTCGGTAAGGAATCAACACCGGTTAATGAAGAACCATCACCACTAAAAGAATTTGCTGTTACAGTGCCAGTAAATGTCGGGCTGCCATCAAGAGTTGCTTTAGCATCAATTTGTGTTTGTAAATTAGACGTAACGCCATCAACGTAGTTAAGCTCTGCTGTGGTCGCAGTAACCCCATCAAGAATGTTAAGTTCTGTTCCTGTTGCAGTAACGCCATCTAAAGCATTAATCGTGGCTGCGCTATCTGCTATATCTCTTGCCTTACTCATAGTTAAGCCTCCGGCTTTATAGGCCAATCAGATTCCAATAAATTTGGAAAATTTGCGTGAGTTGTAATGTCGCGCAAGGACTGCCGATAAACCCTCATTTCTTCGGTGAGAGTGTTGTCACTCAAAGCCAAATAGTCTGTGTCGCGCAGCAGGTTGTCTCTGATGTTTCTGGTAGTAGCAACTACTGTCTCGGCATGATGCGCCTTCTCTTCATCAGTCAACTCAATAACATCAAAGCCAGTTCTCCAAACTCCATCGCTTTCAAGAATCGGGTTTTCTCTGCTGGTTAGCTTGTGTGTTGTCCTGTCAAATTCTGGTTCAGGTATTACCTCAACTGGCACAATTCCAACAGACAACAAAAAATCATTAGACAAATCTTCAGGAAAACTCACATTTGGGTTTTCTCTTTTATATCTATTCAACGAGTAAGGAAACTCAACAAGAGTTGTCCCATCTACTTTCGCATATAACATTTAATAATCTCCGTAACTAGGCCAAAGTTAATACGCTTGTATCTAGATCAACACTAGCACTAGCACTGCCAGGAGCCGATGTACTGATTGACGGAGTGTCTGCGGTAACGCTTACAGTAGACATTGTAGCCACAGTCGCTGTCGTTATATTTCCAGATACATCTACAAATTCATAATCTCCAAAATCGCCTAGCGTATCTTCGCTTATAAAGGCTACATACTGATCATTATTTGCAAATAAACGACCAGATACAATTAACCTTCCATCTGAGTGCATTACAACTGAGTTGACATTGTTGTTTGACGCTGCCGACTTGATAGTTTTTGCGTAGATAATACTTCCGTCATCCTTGTCTATTTTCATTATTAAACCGGAATCTGTTCCATACATACCGCCAACCAAAAGATCGCCATCATTAGCGAGATCAACTGAGTTAAAACTTATTGCAGTACCATACTCATAGTAACCCTTATTCCACTGCATACTTAAAGAAGAGGTTCCGCTTATACAGCTTAAATAACCAATTTGCTGAGAGTTATTTATCGTTGAATTACCAGTAAAAACTCCGGCAGAGTAAGTATGCTGATTACCGGTATTCTCACTACAAATGCTTTTCGCATAGCCTTGCCAAACTAATACATCGTTATTGCCATATGTTGAGCTTATTGACAACTTATACGCGCCGGCAAATCCAAGACTTGAAGAAAAAGCTGTATGCCCAGAAAAATTATTTCCATCAAATCTATTGTTACAAACAACATAATTATTTGAAGCCTTTACAACTAATGCATGTGTATTGTCATTTCTACCCTGACTATATGTTACGGTTGCAGAATTTGTTATTGAATGGCTTGTGTTTGTTCTATCAACCGTTGCCCGATAGTCTCCTGAAACGAGCCTAGTGCCTCCAGTAAATAAAGCCCTCTGGTTCGTAGCTGTTGGGTTTTCAAACTTGGCGCAGTATGTAAAATCAGTAGAGGTTTTCCATTGACGCCCAGTGCTATAAACCCATGTATTACTATAAATGTAATTTACTAAATAACCTTGAGCATAAGTGGCCATCTGACCAGCCCAAATAGCAGCATTATCATAAGTGCTAGTGTCTCTATATATGGGCATTTCGTTGATTCTCATAAACCACGGTTGACCAGCATTCTGAGTGTTGAAATCAGAAAATGAATCAGGCATTGAGCCGTCAGAAGAATCAACCATCCCTGCCCACATGGACTCATATGCAGAACTGCCGCCTGTATATGGATAAGTTCTCCCAGCAAGATAAACATGGTCTGACCAAGAAGCACCAAAAACAGACAACGCTTCTTTTGGTTTATCTATTACATCCACATAAATGCTAGAGGAATTTAATACGCCAAACTCCGTTAAAAACCCACCACCAACTACACCGGCTGCACCGGCGGCACTGAGTATTATTTTTTGAGAGGCTATACTCATGCCATTGCGTCTCCAGCCAGAAAACCATACCAAGTTGTCCCACCATTATGAGTAATAAAAACCAATATATCGGTTTCACCATTTGCAGGAGCATCAGGAGCTGTGCCACCTGCCCAATCTACTGAAGCTGGCCAAGTAATTGTGTGAGTACCGCCTGCGGTTAGGCTAATGATCATGCTGTATGCTGTGCCTGTAGCTGGCGGGTTACTAAAAGTAAATGTTGTGTTGCCTGTAGTTGACAAAGCGAAGACATTGCCTGTCTCGCAATCTACAGTTGGTGTAGTGCCTGACAGTGCTGAATAGGTTTCGTTGTAGCTAGTTGCCTTAAATTCTGCGGTTACGGTCTGATTAGTTGTAAACGTCTGTGCTACATCTAGCTTCGCAGTGTCTGCGTCATAACCTTGCACAGTAACGCCAATATCTGCCGAATTGAGAATAGTGGCATCGTAAGCCTGAACGTCTGTGCCAATAGCCAAACCAAGATTAGTTCTAGCTGTTGCAGCACTAGCAAGGTCGCTAAGGTTGTTGGCTACTTGAGCAAACTTAGCGTCAGCAGCAGCTTGGGTGTAAGTATTGGCTACGTTAAACGCACCGTAAGCTACAATATCTATAATATCGCCAGTAGTAGCACCTGTGGTCAGTACAATGTTTGTACCAGAAGTGGCAGTAAAGTCAGTACCTACTAATAGCTTTACACCGTTTAAGTAAACATCTACATAGCCAACATCATAGGTAATAGCAAAAGTAGTCTGTCCAGAGGTGGCTGTGTAAGTTTGACGGTTACTTGTGCCATTGACAGCAGAACCAGCAGCAGTCCATCCCGTGCCTGTGTAGACACGCATCTCTTCTGCTGTTGTATCCCAATACAAAGCACCAGTTAATAGAGCATCGCCATCATTATCTAATGTGGGTGGGCTAGACTTACTACCTAGATAACGGTCATCAAAAGAATCATAACTAGCAGCCGCAGATGTGGCAGAAGTTGCAGCATTTGACTCGGATGTTGAGGCGTTTGAAGCCGACGTTGCGGCGTTTGATTCTGAAGTTGCAGCAGCCGCAGCACTTGCAGCAGCAGAAGTAGCGCTTCCTAGAATACTATCTACGTATCCTTTACGTGTTAGCTCGTCTGCTGTAGTAGGAGTAGCGGTAGACGTAATAGAGTTTGTACCTAGTACAATATTACCCGTCATAGTACCGCCAGACAGGTTTAGTTTAGTGTCTAGCTGTCCTTTGTTT